CACCTTTAGTTTTAATGGCTTCTCTTCGATCATTGAACCCACCATCTTCTGTCTTTAGCTTTTCAAGTCTTTTGAGAAACTCATCCTTAAATTTCCTATTACCATTGAAGTTTCCTAGACCCTTAGTGAAATCATCATCTCCAAGCAAATCCATAAGAACTTCATTAGCTGCAAATTGAGCATCTGATATTAATGAGTCGTAAGCCCCCCTTCCTTGCGTTTCCAACATCATTTTTTGAATAGCTGTGGGGTCTTCCATTTTGGTTACATCGTTAACGAATTGTTTAGAATAGTCTGCGCCCAAAACATTTGTTAAATTTTGCCCTTTGGCTGCTGAAGTTGTCATACCGACAAACCTAGAAAAGTCATCGGCACTTAAGAGGTGTGCCTTTGCCCTGACATCATCAATGCTTAAAGCACCCGTTGCCGCCAGTTGTGTTAAATAAGAAAAAGCGTCACGATTGGTTGGTGTTATATTTGTTTGATTTGCTATGGTTTTTAGCTTCTGCCCAAACTCGTAGAAATAAGGGTTTATATTAGCTTCAAGCATTTCCTGTTCATTAGCTTGTATCCAAGTCTCAGGATTTTTTGAAAGAGCTAGTTGCTGTGCAAAACTTACAAACTGCTCTTGAGCTTGCTCTTTTAGTAAGTCCTCCTCAGCAGTATCCTCTTGGTTTTCCATTCTCTCAACTTTACCGTCTACCTTGTCATCAAGTTCTCTAAGAAACTTCGCACCCTTACCAGTTTGGCTGTACACACCACCCTTTACTTTTAGATTAGCCAAAGCGTCTTGGTAAACCTCAGAGTCAGAAATGGTATCATCGCCTAATGCAAGGGCTTCTAAATGACCTACAGCAGCTTGAATAGCTGTGGATGGGTCAAGGCCTTCGTTTATAACTCCTTGGATGACCATATTAACGTCCTTAATATAAGCCGTGGGCTGTAACCCACCAAGTTCAGTGACGTTATTTTGGTAGGCATCAATCATATCGCTACCAATCAGGTCTACCCTAGCTTGACGCGCTCTTTTTATTTTATGTTCATACTGTCTTTGCCCTACGATATTAGCGTAGTTCTCAGCCCTTGGTGCAAACTCTGATGCAAACAGTTCTACATCATATTGAGCAAGACCATTCTCTTCAATGAATAGCTGTTGTGAGTCTGCTATGAATTTTGTGGTATCAAAACCAGAATTGTCCTTTTTCTGATTCCACTCCAGTACAAGCTTGGAACCAAACTCACGGGACTTCTCTTTCAAGATTGCTTGAGTGAGACCTTTAACAAAGAAAGGACTCTGTATTTCATCAATCTGCCCAGACTTAATGGCAAGACGAAATCTCTTACGAGCATCAGGGTCACTCTCAAGATACTCCTTTAAGCCAGCCGCGCTGTCCTCTTTATTTTGAGCCTGTATTTTCGCATCGAAGTATTTAGATATACTGGGTTCAATTTTTGCTAACGCATTAGCGACTTGTAAACCCTTAGGGTCTGTATCGACCTGATTACCCACTGAACTAAAGGTGTCTACAGGCCTAGCAATAACCCTCGTACCTTGATTCTTGCTCCGCAGAGTAGAGGTATCAACCCTTACACGTTGTGCCATTATATTTCCTTGTTATTTAATTAAGATACTTGCCCAACTTTAGTTAGGTCACTGAATATATTGCCGCCATCTGTTTGGGATGCGTATGTAGTGTTTGCATCAAAAGCTGCACCTACTATTCCTAGATTTCTAGCCGCCGAACTTGGGAACTGAGGTCTAGGTAGATTGTTTATTCGGCTCTCTGTTTGAGCTTTAATAGCTAACTTATCTGCCGTTCCTTGGGCATACACGCTGGCTAGATTTGTATTAATACTTGTAAGGTTTCGGCTTTCTGTTGTGCCAATATCTCTTACAAGGTGATCAATGCCCAAGCCAGAAACCCCTGCTTCACCAGCAGACGCTAATACCCGTGACTTTAGCTTCTGAGCTTCGATAACACTTTCTAATCGTTCATCGACAGCCGCATCAGCCTCTTGCTCTAATTTAAGATTTAGGCCACGGGCCTGCATCTCAGCAGCCCTGATTGCATTAGTTGTGTTTATATCATTCTGTTGTTGTTGTTGAATTGCTGCATCTGATTTAGCGTTATACTCCGCTTGGGCTGCTTGAGCCTTCATTGCAAATGAAGCAACCGCCATAAGTGTTGGGTCACACATTTTGTTTTATCCTGACAAATTCATAAAAGGGGGCTTTACCCGCACCGTATAGTGGGATGTATCTGATTAAAGAAAAGCCGAGGTATTTAAGCCACCGAATAGAACTTAGATTATCCGCAGATACATAGTTGTATAATAGCTCATGTTTACTGCAATTATCTTCAATCCACTGCTTGGACAAAGGGAGCAATTTCTTAGCGTTTTTCTTTAAGGCGTCTGTGCCTAGCATCCACGGGACGCCATGCTTACCAACATCTACAACACCACACATAGCTACTATATCATTATCAACTCTGATTGTGTTTGAGATACCTGTTAAGTTAATAGAGGTAAGTAATGCTTGATAAGGGTCTAAGCCCCCTGCGTCCTTCACCTCTTTTACATCCACAAGTCTCATTACAGGTGCTAGTTCATGGCAGTCTCTAAATGTAGAGTTTGTAAATGTAATCACTATATTCTTTTACTTCTCATATGATAAGTAGCTTCCCACTCTGCACTTTGAAAAGTAGCTGGGTGAAATGTGGAACTGTAAAGTTTAATAGCTACGTTTGAGCTTTGAGCCATAACTGGTATGGCTATCGATCCGCTCTTAATACCCAAAGTACCAATGACGTTACTGCTGTCTAAGGCTGTTCCAACAAATGTTTTTATTGATGCAGCTTGTCCCTGCCGTGAGACGCTGGTGTTGAAGTAAGATGTATCGTCAAATAGTACGTTTAAGTATTTGATTTGAAGTCTACCAATACTGACAGGCTTTTCGTCTTGCTTCAGAATTATAGGGGAGAACTCATATAAGAACGTATAAGGAATACCTGTATAAACAACCTCTGGGGCTGTTGTATACGAACCATTGCCATCGTCTATTCCATCTAAAGTAGTAGCAACTTCACCCGAAAGTTCATTAAGGATATTACCTGTACAGGAAACAGCAGTTCCACCAGTATAAGGAACTGCATCAGTTGAGGCTGTTCTCTTAAAACGCCTGTCTAGATTGATACCGAAATAGGTAGTATCTAATTTTGCATTATCTGTACTTAAATTTAATGTCTCTATAGCAATACCTTCTCCACGTTGAACAAGAAGGTAAATGAGTGAATTATCAATTTCAATGTTTAGGACGTTACTCCCAAATTTCCAAACAGACCAAGAGGATTGTAGCTTATCTGCACCCTGCCAGTAATAAGAATATATATAGAACTGCTTTCGGTCACCAGCGGTGCGTACTAGCAATATGTCTTCGTTGGGTGAAGCCACTAGCTGCGTAACTTTACCCGACAGGTACTCAGGTACGTGTGAAGTAATATCGGCGGCATCGTTAGTGTCATTGTCTCCCTGTACGAAGTACTCACGCACTCCCGACCATGAACCTTTTAAGGTAGGAAAGAAAACATACTTACCAGCAGCGGCTGGCCTTGAGTTTAGGGAGGCTTCAAACTGTGTGGTAACGTCTATCGAAATTGTAGAGGCTGAAAAGATGTCTTCGTTGGTAACCTTAAACTGGGTCAAATCAGAAAACAGAATTAAGCTCTCATTGAACGGTACTGCATACTTTAAAATACTAACTGTACTGTTGCTGACAGCCACATCGATGGCTGCGTCATCAAGAACAGTAAGGACTGTTGATTGGAAGAAGTTAAAGAAGCTACCACTTTCACTACAAATTAGGTTCTCATCTGAAAGAAAACACAATCTGTTCTTGTAAAAGAATATATCGTTAATTTTAAACTGACCATCTGCATACTCAGTTGCGTCATAGTTAGAGAAGCTAGGGTATGGGTTTGTGTCATCATCCCCTGCCTTACGCTCATCCCATAACACTGTGCTAAAGCTAAAAGTACCATTAGCATTTCTCACCAATCTGTGAGGCATTGTGGAACTATCGAAGTCTTTTAGAACGGCGGGACCAACGGTTTCTTTCCATACAGTATCACCACCAGCATCTGGTGCTTGTAACTTAACAAAGTAATCATCTTGGTTCTTTGATGTGTCACCATTAACTCTAATGATGAAGCCCACTTTACCTTTACTTGGTAGGTCTTTGAGGCTTCCTATAGCACCTTTAAGTGACTCAGTGTGGGTATCACCGTGGCTGTCTGAGGCAGACATAGAGAACTCTGTGTTATCAGCCCTAGTGATGTAAATGACATTATCAATTAACTCAAAAGTAAAACCAGCGGGGACTGCACCCTCTAGCTGGCTCTTTAAATTGGTAGCAATGTTAGTTGTTTTAGCATCAACTTCGTGGGCTACACTACTACTATCTCTTGTAGAGTATGTGGCTGTATATGTTGTGCCGCTGAAAGTTATGCTGGCCTTATAGTCTGTACTATAATCACCCTGCTTAATAACAATCATACCCTCATGTTTCAGAGGGGCTGTGGCAGTCGTACCTTTTTTAACTTTTTTAGTTCTATTTAAAATGAAGGTAAAATCAGCAACAGTCGTGGCACTAAGGTCACTACTATAGTTGGAGATACCAGAGAAGTAACCAAACCCACCTGTACTATCTGTAACAGTCTGCTGAACGCCTAATGAGTTATAAACACTAATGCCTAAGTCACCAATGATTACAAAGTAAGGACGTAAAACTCCATCAAGGTCCTGTAGACGCATGGTATGAAAAAAGGCTGTAGTGTAAGAAATCGTGGGTACGTTTTGTACATAAGCCACATGCTCTGTTGGAGGGCGTTTTTGAAGACCTTTAACAACACCTGATAAAGCGTTCTCTTGTGCCTGTGCCTGTGTAGCTAACCTAAGGCTAGTAGGTTGTTGTGATACCCCATTGATTAGGTTGGGTATGGAACCACTAAGAAGAGCCATTTTTAACCTCTCCTGTTTATTGTGGCGTACACATCAGAGTTGTTGAAGATGTTTAAATCTGCATGGTCTGACTCTAACTCTCGTAATTCCATGAGAGCCTCTTGCTCATCACGTTGTCCGAAAGCGTGAAGGTCAGAGGCCCCGATAGTACGGTCTTGAAACACACGGGCAGCGCGGAGGGCTATATAACGCCTAGCTACTTCTGGTATTTCTTCAAAGCCCAACATAAACGTGATGTTTACTTTTACAGAAGTTTTGAAAATGTAGTTATGAGCAACCTTATTATAGAGATCAGTACCACGCTGAGTTATAACCTCTGTTGTTGTATCTACAGAACCATCAACACGCATTGAATTGGTAGGGACTGTGATCTTAAAGTTAGCGTCAGGGGTTAGAGGGTAGTTGTATTCCCTATTGAAGTTCCACCCTTGAGACTGAACCTCACGGTTAATATTTCCTAGGATGGTTTCAGCAAGCTCTGCGTCAATCAACCCAGAACTTAGGGAGCTTACAGGGGCCTCACCAATAGAGGACATCATTACGTTGACAGCCTCTAACTGAGTTGTTGGTGTAGTCATGCTGTATCCTTAAAATGAAAAAAAAGGGGAACCCCTAAAATAAGAGGCTCCCCTAAGAGTTTAAATGAGTGCGATTGCACAAGCTGGGCGAAGGATGTTGTGACCCATCGCGTACTTGGCAACCATCAATGTACCCTGACGGTCAATCTGATATTCAGACTCAACACCAAGGTCCATCAGCTTCACGGTAGCGGCTGCATCGGCACTAAAGATCAAACCCTTGAGGCTTGAGTAATTAGCTTTGTATGCACCAGCGCGTGAAAGCGGGTCTTGTGTTAAGCCAGTAGTGCTTTCGTCAGTTGTTGGAATGTGGTTAGACATAACAATCTGTACGCCACCAATAATTGGAGCCGTTGCAGTTGCTTGTGAACCAGTACCACCAATGTCGCGGTTCATGTAACCAAGGTTACCCACGGCCTGACCAGCACCGAACAGTTTGTAGTAATGCGCTGGCGGCAGTACACAAATCTTGTCACCAGTGATGTCTTTGGTATCGAACTCTTCCAAGGCTGCATAAATTGCAGCAACGAAATCGTTACCAGATGCGGCAGAGTTACCGACAGTTACGTTTGCAGTGAACACTTCACCATCAAAGGTAGTCAAGCCAGCGGCTGCTGCTTCAGTTGCGTCGTTAATTAAGGCTGCACGGGCAATGATACGAGCGACATTTTTGTCTGCTTCGTTTGCTAAGGCCAAGCCAGCTTCTTTGGAGTAGATGCTACGCACATCAAAATGCGTCATAGCTTCATCGATTGAGGCAATAAACTGTGTTGAGATCAAGAGATCGTCAACGGTTACAGTGCGCTCACCTTTCTTGATGATATCACCTTGGATTAATTGACCAGGTGTGTGGTATTTTGCACTTGCAGTACCCGTCATAGGGAACTGTGCGCTCTTACCGTTGCTGATTGTACGAGTACGGTGCAGCGGCATAAAGATGTTACGTTCTTCAAATGCGGTGAGAACTTCACCAGCATAGAGTTTAAGGAATAATGAGCGAACATCGCCAGTAGCGTTGTTTTGCCCAATCCGTGAGACCGTTTGGTCGGTAGGAAATGCCATTTTAGTAGTCTTTCTTTGTGTGTTTTGTTGATTTAAAATTCTAATCAGCAGCGCACACCACATCTTTCACCAAGGTTGTCCTACGCATAGGGCCAAGATTATTCGGTGGGATGTATATAGCTTTTTAGGTTCGTAAAAGGTTTACAGTGTAAACGAATTACTCTTTAAAATACCGAACTTCGTGCCAATCGATCTGACACTGTTTTACGGTATGCGGGGTCTCGCCCATACCTTGGGTCACCCATAGCCTGAGTTAATTCAGCTACAGAGTTAAAGGCCCCTGAGGACGTACTGGCTGCTTGACCTGTGATCAGGGAAGGCTCACTGCCAGTGTCCATACGGTATTGAGCGTGTAAGCCTTGTATGGCTAACTTAGAAGCGTGGGGATCAGAACCATCAATAGCATTGTTAAAACTACCAATAGCTTGTTCTGATAAGTTTTGTCCCGCCCACTCCACCATACCAGTGTAGTTATCTTCACCCCCAACTAGGGAAAAAGCATCATTTCTAATATTATCAGCGACAGCCATCTGACCGTCGATGAAGGCATCAACTACATTTGATGGGATACCCGCATCTTGTAGCTTTTTATAAGTATCTTCTGTTAGACCACCTTCTGCTGAAAACTCTTCAGTCATCGCATTGAAGTCTAAGCCTAGACCTTCGACAGCCTCCCGTGCCTCCGCAATCTCCTCAGGAGCCTCAGAAGTATCTTCTGGGGAAGCCATCTTTGTTTCTAATTGTGAATAGGCTTTCGCCATATCTTCTGCCGAATTGAACTTCTCAGGTAGCCAATCTGGTCGGCCCTCCTGAGGTTCTGGATTTGACAGGTTGTCAGCTTTCTTAACCATCTCATCAATGTGAGCTTGGTTCTCCGCTGGTTGGGGTTGGAATGTATTTAAAGTTTCAGCCATTTACCACTGTCTATTGTTCTTGGCTGGCGTCAGCCATGCCTTTTACCATTGCAGGTGCAGCCTTCTCAGCCATGCCCATAACTGACGATTGCATCATCTGTTGTTGTTGAGCTTCTGTTTCTTGCTGCATCTGTTCATCTGTTTTAATTAAGCCACCTGTATCGATACCCAAAGAGGCAGCGAGGCGGTCAATGTAATCACCCACGTTCATATACTTTTGCAGGACCTCAGGGCCTAATGGCTGGAGGTACTGTAGCATCTGAGCTAGTTTGTTAAGGTCTTGACCCCGACCAAGGGCTTCAATGCCTGTAACGATCTGTGGCTTCACAGTATCCTTAGGCATCTTTGGCATTTTACCAGCAGTCTCAAGTCGGCCTAGTAAAAGCTTAACCAGAGGTAGTTGGAACTCTTGGCTCAAGATTGAATACACACCACCTAAGGCACTCTCCAATTCTTGTGCCATGTACCTGACCTCTTCAGCCGTGACACGTTCTGCATTTCGCTGAACTGAACTATTTAATAGGAAACAAAACGATAACCGTTCAGTAATAGTATTGATGGTTTCTAAGGCTACACGAAAGTCGTTAAACTTATTAACCTGTAGTGTTGATACATCTTGGGCATTGCCTTGAACTATAGCACCGTTTGGACTTTCAGCTAAGACACGGGCCTTAGTTGTACCATTAGGGGCTACCATAAATAGGACTTTGGCAGAGGCGGCAGAGCCTTCAACGATGGCCTGTGTAAGGGCTTCTAAGCTCTTTAGGTCACCAATGTATTCCTCTACATAACCGCGCCCATAATCTTCACCGTCAATTCGGTTAAGGCGCAGTGGGATAAATGGATTTTTGTCTTTAGGGTAGGAGCCTGTTGTGCCTTCAATAACCTCGCCCATAACCTCTTGGTGAATATCCCAACCTTTGTCGGTTCTCTTCACACAGGTATACAGGTCGATATTTTTGGCAGCATCTCCATCGTCACCAATAATTTCTTGGGCTTTCTCAGGTAGCATCATAGGGCTGACGCTCTCCTTGGTAATGATCTCAAGAACATTGCCCATGTAGTCACGTTTTACAACGTAACGGTCTAGGCGGTAGAACTTAACATCACCCTTTTTGGGCATATAAAGTAAACCGTTACCACCCACGATTAAATGTTTTAATAATTCAAAGGATGGGACACGCAGGGCCAGAGATTCAATCTCTGCCATCCCTGTTCTTTCAATACGAGCTAGGGCCTCTTCTACTTTCCCACGCGCTTCTGCACCAGCAACCTCAAGGATGTCAAAGTCATCTATTGTTAATCTAAAAAAGGGGCTGTTTGGTGGCAGTAAAGCCATGAGAAGTTTTGAGGCTAAATTATTTACACCCCTTGCTCCGATTGCTTGATAAGGCGTTTCATATACTGTGGATTCTGAGTGACCCTCTGGTGGTATTAAAGATGGTATGGTTAGCTTTGCAGCATCTCGCGCTCGTCTTAAATAGCTTTCTCGCGTAGTCATTAGATGGGCATAGCGACTAGCTACTGTCTTGTTTTGATCACTATACGCCAATCAAAATACTCCTTATTTTACAGGTATATTAAGGGAAACAGCACCGTTGGTTGGTGTTCCGATTGCGTTATTTTTCTGACTTACACGCAAGCCTCGTTTACCTTTTCGCTGCTTGTTCTTTTCGGAGGAATCTGTATCCACCGCTGCTAATTCTAATTCTGGATTATTATTCTTTGGCCCCGCTGCGGGGCTTGCTGTAACCTTTGGGGTTACTGGCGCGGCTGGGGATTTATTTCCAAAGCACATAAGCAATTAACCTTTTTCTATTTTTAGTATTTCATCGATCTTATCTAAGACCATTTGGCTTCCAACAAGTTTCCCAAGTTGAAAGCTAGAAAGCTCTGTTCTGGGAAGAGTATCTGAGAATATCTTTTTTAACTCATTCCTAAGTATCAAAGCATTAGTAAGCTTTTGGCTTTCAATATCTATTATATTCATGTGTCTTACCGATAGTGTCCTTTATTAAACGAATGGGCATCTGTTCTATAGAGGTCTGTTAAATACTTGGATTGATGGTACGCCCAGACTCCAATCAAGAAGCCTAGGCACAACCCCAGTACGGCCCCTACGAGCCACCAGAGAAAGATTGTCATTTGATTGGGCAAGCCCCCGTTGCACAGCCTTCGTCCTCAAACTCTTCAAGGGTGTTGGCATTGTCTATATTGATGGGTAGCAGTGAAGCTGAATAAGCATCAAAGGTTGTCTTGGTTACAACTTCCTGTGGGAGATATGGGTAGCCTAAATCTTCCGCAGTCTTGGTAGGATCG